AATGGCACATGTACTACACCATATCAAAATGCAACTACGAATAAGAAGTTAACTATAACAAATGGTAGTGGTATTACAACCTTTGAAGTTGACACTTGTACAGGTGATACACAGATTGGTAACTCACATGGTACAGTCTTCATGGTATCTGAAGCATTTGGAACTGCACCAGCTGCATATGCTAAGAATCAAGATCCTGTATATGTTTATAGACATGATCCTGAGTCTATTATGTCAGACGGACCTTCAACAACAGTCGCTTCTAACGTAGGAAGTTCTGATAGTAGTATAAAGGTTGCATCAAACTATGATAAGTTCGTGACTGGAGATTACATTGCTATTGTTAGCGGAACAACTGCAATTGAAATAGCACAGATTACATCTGCTTCAACTTTATCTGGTACGGATCAGATATTGAACTTCGCTACCAATTCTAACTATCCTAACGGTGGTCGTGGATCATCTTCTAATAAGATAGAAGGTACAGTTGCACAAGCATGGAACGTAGGTGCTGAAATTGTCAAGATTAAAAAGTATGAAGAGACAACCACATTGATGCAGGATATACCTGCAACACGTGCATCAAGGGCAGCAGCAATTCAAGCAAGAACACCTAACACATATGATCGTAGACTTGAAATTCAATTAACAAATGCAGATCTAATTCAACCAAAATTAGATTATGTACAATATGTAAGAATTGGAGAAGAATTCTTCTTACCTGATAGTGTTCATGGTGGAGCAGGTTGGAGTGCTACAGCTGGTCTTGACGCAGAGTTTGCAGTCAAGTTACCTAAACAATATAGAAATCCAAATACTGTTGGTTCAACATTGGTTGATCTATTTGGTGGTGGAGCTATTAGAAGCAATGGTGACTTTGAATTAACCAGTGGTAATTTCAGAATGTATGGTTCTGATGGTCAAACACCAGTGCTCTTTATTGCTAATGATGATGGTCACTTAGGTGATGGATCTACTAAAGATCCAGTAACGAATACAAATGGCATGCAACTTTATGGTCCTGGTACTATTCATGGTGATTTTGCTATTAAATACAAAGACTGTCAAGCATTTGGAGAATGTCCTAGTGTTGAGTCATTTAAAGTTGAATCATTTACTGGTGACACATATATCGGTCAGAAATTCTATCAGAAAGGAAAAATTTCTGCCACAGAAATTGCTTCTGAAAGTGTCTTCCACATTGATAACCTTGGTGCTTCTGGAGCAACAAATCCAAAAGACTTCAAGATTTATCAAAACAATGCTATTGATTCATTTGGTATTGAGAAATACTGGACAGGAAATGGTGGTAGAAGACATACATATGTTGCATACGATCCTACTACAGGTATTGGACAACAGGTTGCTAACCCACTACAGGTTAACAACAACTATCTAATCAATGCATCTTCTGGTGCAAATATGGTTCTATATTTACCTGATAATGCACAAACAGGTGACATGATCAGATTTGTTGAACTAAGTGGTAACCTAACATACAATACAAGTTTAATTCTTAGAGCACTTAAAGTTGCTAATGTCGCAACTGCAATCCAAGGTGACACAGTTGGAACTAAGGTTGGTGCAGGATCCAATGTTACAAACACAACTGCATGGGATTCTGGAGAATTAATTATTCAGACACGCAATGCATCATTCGGTTTAATTTACGCTGGTAATGTTGACATTGAAGGTTCTGCAAATGCACAAACAATTCCACCTTCATTAAGAGGTTGGTGGTTAATGGAGTTATAAATGGCAGCATATTACGATTCCCTTAAAAGCATGAAGACAGCTAAGGTAGGAACTATTCTACCTTGGTCTGGTGATGGAGGAAATGGTTTCCTCGCTTCTAATATACCAAAAGGTTGGATAGTCTGTGATGGTAGTACAAAAGATGCTAGTGATTACCCACTGTTAGCGTCTATTTTAGGTGATACTTATGGTGGTGATATGACCAAACCAGCTGGCGGTCACTATACGTTTCCATATGTTGATCCTATTGATGGATCTAACACTGCTACGTTTAGATTACCAAATTTGTCAAATAGATTACCTCTTGATCTAGAACCAAATAATCTAAATCAAGTTGAATATCAACAAGGACAAGTTGATCCTAACAATCAGATTATTGATACTAATGGAACTAAGTTAGGTGATTTAGTTGTTGGATTAGGTGAAACATATGATATTAAGACATCATGGTCTGCCAACTCTGATATAGATTTTACTTTAAATTTGAGTGGTAATTTATATTTTAAATATACTAATTTTGTATTGACTGCTCCTGATTTTCTAGAATCAGTATTTACATTAAATCGTAAATTAGGTATTAACCATACACCTTCACATAGTCATACTGACCAACTTCAATCAGTACAAGCAAACCAGAAAGGACCTATGGTATTTCAGACTGACGGTGGTGTTGAGATGACTGGTAGTGTTAGTTTCAGTAACAACTGTTCTGGTACTGAAGGTCCTTTTAACTGTTCATTTAAAGATGCTGAACCACATAGTTGGCAGAATGGATCTGTAGGATTATCAATGTATGGTGATGCAACTTATGAATATACATTACCAAGAACTACTTCTCATTTTGAGTTTACAACTGATACTGTCAATGTAGGTAAGAATTATTGGAATAACGTACCAGCTGGTGCTAGTAACTGGCGAGGAGCAAACAGAGGTGCAGGACCTAAAACTACATCATATAAACAGACCATACCACCACAAGGACAGACTGCTCAAATTCTTGATGTAGATCCAGTTGCTACTCACGCTCAACCTGCACAGACAGGTATGTTTCCAAGACCTATGGAAGATAGAAACAGAGCAAATTTTTATGGTTATACACCTGATGGTGCTGGTAGTCCACCTGTCAGATCAGATGGATTGGTAGATTCCCCAGAATTAAGAACTGCTGTTATTGTTCCTAGTTGCACAATAACTGAATCTTCTAATAAAATTACATTGCCAGATGGCACTGATATAGCGGTACAATATGGTACTTCTCCAGATCAATGGTATCAATGGGATGCAATTCGTCCATTGATGTATGTTACTACATCAGATCCTAATGATAAGTACAGATGGATCGCTGAAGGAACATATGTTCAGTCAATAGAGTGGAAACCAGATGCAGGTAATACTGCTAGTGGTGGTAACTATGAAATTATATTGAATCAAAATGTTGGTGTTGGTGATATTGAAGAAGTACCTGGTTGGGGAACGGCAGTAACTGGATTAAAATTTAGAGATGGTACTTACCCTACTACTTTAAATACACAGTCAACAGCAAAAGATCCATTAGAACAATCATTTCAGTCTCATAATCATGGTAGTTTTGAAATAGGACAGACATTGGGAACTATGGTGGGACCTCCATCACATACAGCACCAAATGCTGATGGATCAGCTTTGTCAGCACAGAGTATTGAAAATGCATTAAATATAGCAGTAGACTCTACTCAACCTTCGTTAACAATGACATTCATTATCAAAGCATACTAATGGCAGTATTTTACAATAAAGAAAGATCAAAGTATGGTCATTTAACTGGTCAAATTATTGCATGGCCAGTGCCATATGAAGGGACACCAGATGATGCTGGTAATAAAGCATCTTTGCCAGCTGGTTATTTAAAATGTGATGGATCAAAATATTTTGCAGATGATTATCCAAGACTTGCTTCTATTTTAGGAACTGGTACTAACACTGCATTCATGAAAAAGAATCTTGATGGTACTGATTTTGAGAGTATTAATGATAATCAATTTATGGTTCCTGATTTAGGTTCTAAATATCCTGAACCTACATCAGGTGCTAACGCAGGTGTGTACAATAATGTAAGAAAAGTTGATACTTCAACTAACACAGAAAAAAGTAGATCTGGTGTTGGTATAGATGCAGAAGCAGCTATTGGTAATACGAATGTTAACATTACATATGCTGGTAGTATTAACGTGCCATCACAAGAGGTTGAAATTAGAGGAAAACCAGGTTGGACATATGCAGGTGCTAGTCATTACACTGAAATAGAAGCACCAGAGGAGAATCAAATACATCCACATATGCATTTTTCTACCACATCAAGGTCTAGATTAAGAGCTCAACCAGGCATATTAGAAACAGATAATGACCATCCAAAATCAAGAGGACAGACTGCATATAAAAATGGTTCTACAATTCCTATTCAAGATTGGTTAAATTCAACAAGAGCACAACAACAGTCTACAAACCCTCCTGGTAGTGGACAACAACCATGTAAATTATTAGATGCATGGAACCCAAACGCAGGTACTAGTGATTCTGGACAACCACTTTTCGGTAGTGGATTTGGAGGTCAAACAATTTATTTTGGTGGGTGTATTGCAGAACCTACAACAGGACCTTATCGTGTTGGATCTGGAAGTGGATTTGAATATGGTTGTTTAAACAATACTCAGTTTCAGGTTGATAGAACTACGTTAGCTGGATCACCTGATGAATCTAATGTTATTAAATATAGAAGCAGACAGTGGTTGTTATTAGGATGTACTGATACTGGTAGTGTAACAATTACAAGTCAAAATTTATTGACTGTACCAGCAACATATGTTACAGGTGCTGTTGGTATGCCATTGGATGAAAATGGTGCTTCATTAGCTGACGTTGTTCCTCTACAATCAAATGAAAGTGCGGTTAGTTCAACTGCTGTTCCTGATGTAGAAAATGAAGCAACTGATACTCAAGATTTGACAATACAGGCAGGAACTTTACCTACAGCTCACAGTCATAGAGTTAGATTAGACAGGGGTGATCATACATATAAAGTGAAGACTGATGCTATATCAATTGATCCAGAAAACTTATCAACAACATTTGATATTGGTGTAGATTCATCTATATCAATTGACTCAGCTGTTCAACCATTCATTGTAATGGAATATTTAATTAAGATATAATCATGGTACAAAGTTATAGAAATACTAGAAGAGGATTTTATACTGACTGTTATCAGGATACCACACCTATCGGTTCTATAGTATCAAATTTAAAATCTGGTGCTAATTCATATGATCATGAGTTTGTTAATAAAGGAACTAATCTACACAGGTTAGAGGATTTTGCTGGTAACGCATATTCTGGTGGTGATGATCCTGCATATACTCACGATGGATACTTATATTGTGATGGCACTGAATATGCAATTAAAGATTATCCTGCATTATATCAAATTCTTGGTATTCATTATGGAGGAAGAGCAAGTAGTGGTATTGATGTAGTTAATGGTGGAATTGGGTATACAACTTCATCCACTGTATCAATAACAGCACCACCAGCTGGTGGGACACAAGCGACTGCTATTGTTAAAACAGTTGATCTTACTAATGGTGCTATTCTAACAATTGATGTTTTAAATCCAGGTGCAGGATATGTAACAGAACCAACTGTCACAGTTTCTGGTGGATCTAGTGCAACATTTACTGTTAGATTAGGTTCAGGTGGTGTTATTCAGAACATTACAACTGCTAATGTTATGGACTATTGGGGTGAGCAATATTTGGGAACATTCAAAGTTCCAAATACTGTAACTAAAAAGATAGTTGGTAATGGTCCTGTATTTGGTCAAAACTCACCTACTATTGGTAACATATCAATGGCAGTTGGTGCTACTGGTGGTGCATGGTACATAGACAAAGACACTCAAGATAATTATTTTTCATTAGGTAAGATTACAACAACAGGATATGATAATGTTGTTGAAACAGTTGGTTGCACTATTGTTGGTTCTCAAAAAGTTACTGTAACTATGGAGGATAAAAAGTTACCTTCTGTTTTCCAACACAGTCATACAGTATTTCATAGTATTCCTGGTGTTAATACATGGCCAGCTCAGGGTAGTGGTGACAGATATCTTCAAGGATATCAATCTGCTAATGGTAGAATTTCTAGATGGTATCCATCTACAGGTGTTGTATTAGAACATAGTCATGCATTATTGAGACAACCAATTACTAATAATACTATTGCTACCTATGATTTCATGGATTATAAAGGTGGTGATGGAGGTGTTGGTGCTGTAAAAGATGTGCCTGATGCAAATAAATCAACTGGTGCTGCATACGAACCACAACCAGGATATACCACAGAAATACCATATGACGATCAATATTATCTTGCTTCTGGTGCTTCTAACGCTGGATCATTTGAATTTCAAACAACTGTTCCTAACCCAACTCTATTAAAACTTATAAGTTCGTCTGAAATTGGTGGAAGACAAGTAACAACTGGTGGTACACCAGTATATGATTTCAGTAATGAATGGGAGTACACATCAGCTGGAACATATAATATCAATTTTTCTGGTGTTAGTGGTACACCTGATAAATTAATCTATAGTATTGTTGGTGGAGGAGGATCAGGTGCAGCAGGTACAACAGCAGGTAATGATGGTGGCGATTCTTCAATAACGATTGGAACCGAATTAGTAATAGTTGCTGGTGGTGGTAAAAAAGGTAATGCATCAAGTGGTGCAACAGGAGGAACTGGTGGTGTTGGTGGTACAGCATCAGATACTGGTACTATAAATCCGCCTGGTGGACAAAATGGAAATGCTGGTCAACAGGGAGCAAATGATGAGTACCCAGAAACCACCAATCCATCTAATCCAGGTGGAGGTGGTGCTGCTGGTCCTTCTTGTGAACCTATTTCTGGAGCTGGTGCTGGATCAGCTGGTGATAGAATACTATTGGGAGGATTGAGTGGTACATATAATACCACATTAACATCTGATGGCTCATTTACTGGATTACCAACTGGCGGTGGATTCACACAGGTAACCTTTAGACTTAGAGGTGGTCAGGGTGGTGATGGAGTAAGTAAAAACTCAGGAGCTGGTCTGGAAAATAATAGGGGTGGTTATGGTGCTCAAGTAGATCTTGAACTTCAAGCAAGTGAACTCTCTACTTTTCTTAATGCTCCCAGTCCAGGTTGGAATGTTGTTATTGGAACTGGTGCAAACAATAGAAATGGTGGAACTAACTCTCTCAATGCTAATGGTGGATATGGTGGACAGGGAGCGAGTGGCAGACACGGTGGTGGTGGCGGTGCATGTACAGTATTAAGAAGAGGAACTCAAATCGTTGCTGGAGCTGGTGGCGGTGGAGGTGGAGGTGCTGATGGTGGAGAAGGAGGAATAAATGATGCACAAGGTCAAGCAGGTGGTGCATATCCTGGAGGTGCTGGATTATATACTGGTCTTCAATCATCTTCATCTGGAACTATAGGATCAGGTTCTGGAGGAGTTGGTGGAAAATATGGATGTGTCGGTGGTGGCGGTGGAGCTGGTGGAGGAGGTGTCTCCTCTGGTGGAACTGTCGGTGGTGGTTCTGGTTATGGTGGTGGTGGAGCACCTGGTGGTCCTGGCGGAACGCCAGGTGGTTGGGGTGGACACCAAGGTGGTGTTGGAGGACAACAAGGTATTTCTGAATATAAAAGTAATTATTTTTCATCTGGTAATTTATCATCACACACAGATATTAATGGATCTGTTAATTTAACTATTCAATATAATGCTAACAAATGGACTGCTGCTGGTGGAGGTGGTGGATCAGGTGCTAAATGGGTTGGTAATATAGATTGGAGTAATCTAGGAAATCCAACAACAGCTGTTGTTACAGTAGGTGGTGGAGGTGCTGGTGCAAATCCAGTTGGTATTGCATCTGGATCTACAAATCCTGGTGATGTTGGATATGCAAAAATTGGATTGGGAACGATTACTGGATATACTGGAGGTACAACTGGTACAACTACAGGTGATGTAATTGAATCAGGATCTCAGAATGCAACACAATGGGACGTTAGTATTAATAGTGGTGGTAGTGGTACAGGAAATACTGGTAATTTCAGTTTACCACTTACACAAGTACCAACAGTATTATTCTTAGGTGGTGGTAAATCTAATAATGGTTCAACTACTGCTAATGGATATGATCAGTCAGGAACTGGACATGCTCAAGGATCAGTTACAGTTGGAGGTGGGATAGTAACAGGTGTTAGTCTTAGCACTGCTGCTGGTACTAACACAGGATATACAGAGCAACCATATGTTTATCTACTACATGGTGCAGGTGCTGGATCTTGGATCAATAATACCTTCGCCAATGTTTCAGTGACTGGTGTAACATTAGGTGGTAGTGCTGCTCCATACACACGTTTTTTAAGATTTGGTGGTGCTGGTATTTCTACAAACAGAGATAGATTTGTAGTATTAAAATCACAAGACACCTCTGCTGTAAATTATTTTGGTATTAAAGCATGTAGAGGTAATGGTGTAAATGGTGGTGATGTACCAGAAGAAGGATTGAAAGTAGAGTATCAGTTAGCAGGTTCTGCTAGTTGGGTTCTTATTGATACTATTATTAATCCAGTTTCATCAAGAACTGATCCTCTTACAGGTATGGTTGTTCCTCCATGCAGTCAAGGTCAAGCACATGATGGTACAGCAGGTAATACTTTATGGTATACTTACACTGTAGCATTACCAGCAGCTGCAAAAGCACCAGCTACAAAGTTTAGATTATATCAAGAGAGATCTGAACAAGGTGGACAAGATCATTCTGGTGGTGGTGAATATGACCATTATGGTATATGCGAATTTATATACTTTAGAGAGAAAACAACAACATTAGTATTTGTTCCTTCAGCTGGTTCTATTAAAAGAAACAGTGTTGATTTCTTAGAATATAATGTACAGGGAGAACAAGGACCTGCATATACATATAGTTCTGGTATGGGTTGTAGTGATGCCACAATGACATTAAAATCAACAACTAAAATAGAACCACAGGCAACTATTGAACCAGATTATGCTGTTCCTTTGATCACACCTTACGTGACTTGCAAGTACTTAATCAAAGCATTCTAAATACTATCGGAGATACACTAGCAACATGGCAAGCGAACCAGTATTACAAGTTGAATTAAATGTAATTGGACAGGAATTATCATATAATGGTATACCTAAACCAATACCACAAACATATTGGACTGACACGTTAGTTCCTTTAATGTACCCTACATGGGACACTGATAAGGATAAATTAATTTCATTCTATTATTATAGTAATGGTACATACACTGCTAAACGCAGAAAGTATGTCATGAACTTTAAGACTAATACTAACGAATGGAAAGATTATGAAATGGAACAGGTTGCCAGTTCTGTTGCTGACACATTCAAAGAAAAATTAGTTGAAGGATGGTATGCCATTGATGCCATTGAGAATGTAGAGTTCCAAAATGAACTCGGTGCAATGTATGCTAAAGCAAATGCTGTTTCTCCATTATCAGTAAGACTTGCAAGAGATTTTCTATTAACTGAAACTGATTGGGCATTGGGTAATGATTCTCCACTTGATGCTGATGCTAAAGCACAGTACACATTGTATAGACAGAAATTAAGAGATGTACCTGCAACACCAGAATTTTCCACTAATGTTGAGGGCACTAAGTTTCCTATCTCACCTGATTTCTATAATAAAATATACAAGACTGAGAATGCTGGTAACGATTACTTAGCAACAGATGATCAGTTCTTACCATTAGCAGCTCATTATCTCAAGAGGTATGGAGATAGAATGGCACATTATTTACTTACTAAGTCATTTACAGAGAGAGCATACTTTGATACATTCATACTAGAGTATAATAAAACCAAGGCAGGAGTATCAAACGCATGGGATGATAATTATACTACACAACAAAAGAAAGACTTTTTAGATAAGTTACTTGCACAGTGTCAATCTGAAATTGATAATCTACCAACAGAATAGAGGATATTATGATATTACAAGGTAACGATTTATCAGTATTTGATCTTGTTGCATCATATGCACAGAGACATCAAAAGACATTGGTGCATTTCAATCTAGACAAATATAATAGTTTAGATGCAACTAAGAAAGCAACTGTAACGACATATTATACACCTATCGTTGATGACTATGTACTAGACATAATCAAACAGGGTGGGATATTTAATACTATTTCATTTGATGAAGAAACAGCAGCAAGCACCTATGCAGGTGCATGGTTTCCATTAGAATCAGAGTGCCCTGATGCTGACCATTATATTCATGCTTATGTTGTGGATGCTTATGGTGAAATCATATGGGAAAATAAACCAACTGGCAAATCTAGTTAATGAGATTATTTCCAACTCTTGTAGTTGATGATTTTCTTGAAGATCCTGATTATGTTTTATGTTTAGCAACAAATGCAGAATATAACAATCCAGGTCATACAAATTATCCTGGTGTTACTTCTAAAAAGAAAATACATGAATTAGATCAAGAGTTATTTGATATTATTATACAGAAGATCTTTGGATACTATTGGGACTTAAGAAATCCTGTCAACTATAATGTTGAGATGGAGTTTCAAAAGATTGAGAAGAATGGTCAAGGTATTATTCATCTTGATACAACTTATGGTGCTCTTGCTGCTGGTGTCATATATCTAAATCAAGATATAGAAAGAGATACAGGAACATCATTCTATAAATTATTAGATCCTGATTATAAGATAAAAGAGGAGTTTTTAGATCCTGTTGCAAGGTATCATGCTGGTGAAATACTACATGGACATGAACTTGACATTATATGTGAGAAGCATTATAATAAGTTTGAAGAGACCATGAGAGTACAAAATCAGTACAATCGTCTGGTCACATATGATTCTAATGTATGGCACACTGCCACATCATATGGTAATCAAACAAGATATACTCTACGTTTCTTTATTAATGAATTGGAGTCTAAACATCAAGACTTTCCTTTACAACGATAAGTGGACACTATTACAAACTGTCACATACCTCCTTCACAGGGGGTATTTTGATGTTATAATGAGTGTATAACAAACAAATTACATCATGATCAAAGTTGGAACTAACGTCAAGTCAAAAATACATGATGATCTTACTGGTCATGTTGTAGTATG